TGCTTATTCTCCGGTTAGTGCATATAAGCAGTTACACAAAGTTTGGGAAACTCCCGACCTGGATTCTCAACCGTCTCTAAAGGACAGCCCATCCCTAACCCATTCATCAAAAATCACCTAACAGTTTGCCCTTCTCCCTCAATAACAGGCATGGGTATCAAAAAATCGGTAGCTTGGTATGCGTAACCGTATTGGCTTATTTTTACACATTCCCTTTGGTTTTTTGGCAGCCACTGCAACAAAGTACCGAGCTGATTTATCACCTCGCGCACTACGACCTACTTGGCACGCAGGCCATGTAAGACAAAACCAAGGCAACGGTCGTCTGTCAGCCAATCATGTCAAAATCATGTCATAAAAAAAAGCCAGCCACCTAAGTGACTGACTTTTTTTAAAATATTTGGTGGAGATGGCGGGAGTTGAACCCGATTACATCAAACACTATCACACGCTATCAAATACGACCTTAATAATATCAATGACTTACGATTATGCAATGTGATTAGATGTGATAGCGTATGACGATAGGATGTCAAGAATCATGTCACAGACTAATTATCTTGTGATGAAATTATTGAGTTTTAGTGCATCGAAGTATACATATATTTACGGTGTAGATATACTATCGACAAATTTTATAATCCTTTAGTAAGTATATCCTATGAAATTCAGAAAAGATATTAACGGGCTTCGGGCTTTTGCAGTCATCGCTGTTGTCCTCTTCCATTTTAATGCCGCTTGGATGCCCGGTGGTTTTGCTGGTGTTGATGTATTCTTTGTAATTTCAGGGTTTTTAATGACTGGAATTATATTTAGAGGTATCGAGCAAGAAAAATTTTCTATTCTAAATTTCTATGTCGCTCGTGCTAATAGGATTATCCCTGCCTTAGCGTTGCTTTGCTTGGTATTGTTAGTCTTTGGCTGGTTCTATCTGACGCCTTTAGAGTACAAACCATTAGGGAAGCATGCCGCCAGTAGTGTCGGCTTCTTATCTAACTTTATTTATTGGAGAGAAGCAGGTTATTTTGACGCAGCTTCTCATGAGAAATGGCTGTTACACACATGGACACTATCAGTTGAGTGGCAGTTTTATATCATTTATCCGTTGATACTTGTGGCTATGCGCAAGTTTCTGTCTATAAAGACTATGAAGATTATGATACTAGTGGCAACAGTTTTAGCTTTTATTTTTTGCGTTTACTCTACTTATAAATGGCCTAATGCATCATATTTCTTATTGTCCGCAAGAGCGTGGGAGATGTTGATCGGTGGTGTTGCCTACCTTTATCCTTTTACATTGCAAGAGAATAGAAAAAAGCTTTTAGAGAAAATAGGTTTAGTTTTAGTGGTGGGGTCTTACTTCCTCATCTCAGCAGAAAATGCTTGGCCTGGTTACTTAGCACTATTTCCTGTTGTGGGCTCGTTCCTTATTATTCAGGCACAGCGCAATGACAGTATCATGACAAGCAATATCGTATTCCAAAAAATAGGCACATGGTCTTATTCTATCTACCTATGGCATTGGCCTTTGGTAGTCATTATTTATACATTCGCCATGCCTGAATACTATATTTATTTAGGCATGGCGCTATCCATACTTCTTGGCTTCCTAAGTTATAAGTATGTTGAAAAAATTAACTTTCCAAGAAGTTTTCCCACTCTTTTAAGTTACTTGAAATGTAAGCCAATTTATATTGCTGGAATTATTGGGGTGCTCGGGAGTCTAACTTTCCTTAAAAATGGCGTTGATGAAAGATTTGAGCTGAGTGCTCAAGAAAAAGAAGTAATGAGTGAGCTAGTAATGCCAAATAGAAGCAATGGGTACTGCTTTTATGATGCACACAAACTTTCAGATTTTGAGGTCGATGCAAATAAGGGAGTTGAATGCTATTTAGGAAAGGCTAACCATCCTACCAACACTTTGCTTTTTGGTGATTCTTATGCGGGGCATAATGAACCATTTTTTGATGAAGTGTTTAAAGCGAACGATGCCTCATTTCAGTCTGTAGTTACAAATTGGTGTACACCTTCTCTTTCAGACGACTTTGCAGGTTCAAAAACGGACCCTGCTTATGAACAGTGTATGCTCAACAGAAAGTATTTAATAGAAAGCCTAGGTAGCTATAAAAATATTATTTTTTCTGGATTGTGGACAAGTATCAAGACTGATAAGCAAACAAATGATTTAGAGGAAATTATTTCTAAAGCATCAGAGCAAGGAGTTAATATTATAATTATGGCTGCTCCTAGGTCATATGGCACAAACCCACTAGAAAGTTTCAAAAAAAGTATCTACTTCGATATACCAGATGTTATTGATAATAATGATAGCCCTGACTTAGCAATGCGTGAAGCTAATATGAAAATGGAAAAAATAGCTAACAAATATGACAATGTTCACTTTATCGATAGGACATACCTATATGATAAAAGTAATAATTTTAAAGTTAACGGGCTTACCGTTCCTTATAGTTATGATGGTGGTCATTTATCAATACTGGGATCGAAGTACTCAGCTAAGTATTTTATGGAACATGATGAGTACAAAAATATAATGCGACACTTTGATTTATAAGAAATGATAATTTTTATCAATATAAACGACTATATCTTTTTTTATCAAACTATAAAGCCCTGCCTAAAAGGTAGTGCTTTATCTAAAATTTGAACTAATTATCAATTATCGTTAGCTGCCCACCGTAAATTACCAACGATACGACGTGACCAGCCGCGACCAAATGTCGGCCAAGTACGCAAGCGCGTGTAAAAATCTAGGCGTTCCGCATTAAATAGCAAGATAATATCGTTTTGATCCATTGCTTTGACTGCTGCTAGTGTGCGCGGCCCAATAATGCCGTCATCTCTCGCACCGATTGCGCGTTGCAAAAACTTAACAGCATTGCGGTTACCGTGATTGTACGCTGCATCAAATACCTGCCAAGCGACAGCGCGTGGTAACTCGTCACCTTTAATGGCTTGCCAATACGACTTGTCAGCGATTGCTTGAGCCGTGGATTTTGGCAAACTACGCATTGGACCGTTATAACCGTGAGCACGAGCAACACGTTTTGTCACGCCCCACATCGTTTCACCGCCAGGGTCGCTTGGGTGATTGACGTAACCGCCCTCGTGCCTCATTAGTCGCTCGAAAATTGCGTCGAATACGCTCATAAATTTTACCTTATTTTAGACATTAAAAAAGCCCCAAAAATAGGGCTATATTTAATACTGATTGTTATTTTCCAAGTATCGCAAACACTGCGTCTTTGATTTCTTTTATCACCTCAGCAAGCGTCTTGCCCTGCCACAGCGCTATAGATTGATAAACAATGCCGATTGCAAGCATCCCAAACACTGCCCACATAAGCATGACAAAGCCATGTGTCATCACGCTGTAGTCTTGTAGCTTGTAATACTCAATAGACGCTTCGCCGCCGTACAAACTGATCGTGACAGCGATTGTAAACTTAACGATGACCGAGATATTGACTTGTATCTTACCGTCCCTGCCAATGTCACCTGATAGCATCAAACCAAGAATAGCGCCGATGACCGCGGCAAAAACTTTAGGTAGGAATACCAATAGCTTTAGTAGTATTATGTCCCAATAGGGTGTGTTGTTTGGCATTGTCTCCCCTCAAATTTTAGATAATAAAAAACCCCAATTAAGGGGTTTTGTTAAACTATTTTAAATTATTGTCGATTCAAGTGGTTGCTCAGTGCCTGTGCAAGTGCATCACTCTTACTGTTGATAACCCATTGCTCTGCAATCCAACCATTGGATATAGGCGTGCCAGACTGGGTTACTACGCTATAAGTCGTTAAATCGAACATTGTAGTATCTCCAGAGTCACTAATTAACTCCTCGCCATTTACATATAGTTTGTTTGCCGTGGTACCGTACTCGAACTTCGCAGCAACACCTGCCATGTGGAAAAAGTCGGGAGATTTATCCCCTGTTGTATGACCAGTCCCCCCAACAGCCTTGGTATCTGATAAATAAATCGAGGCATTAGAACTACCCTCAGGCTTGCTAAAAACTATTTTTGGCGCTAGGATACTGCTAATGCTGTTGGCATCACGTATGGAAATTAAGGTTACAGGTGTAGCCTTTCCATCTAGTTTACGGCAAGAAGCAATTATTATACCCTTATCAATGGCAACTGTCTTATCGCCAACAACAACTCCACCTAAATCTTCTTTTACTGGCATTAATACATTATTGTTAGAGTCATTGCCTAGCTTTAATGGGTATTGTGCAAGCTCACTACCCGTACTACCTGCTAAACCGTACACCTTATCTATATTACCGTTTGAAAAAAAACTAACACCAAAATCAGGTGAAAAACAAGCATAAGAATCGTCAGCAAGGTTGTTTTCTAAAACAAAAACAATGGCTCTTACTGTGTAGTGCATTGACAATACTGTAGCACCTGCTTCTTGTACTAATTTTACATGGTCTAAGAGCTTGGTTGTGATTGTCGGTGATGTGACATCTGTGACATAACTACTATCTGCACCCACATCTGCTAGCATGCTCCTAATGTAGCTTGTTTTTTCAGAGGCTGCTTGCAGTATCTCTAAGATATGGCGTGCCTTTGTTACACCAGTATATTTAACATCTGTTTTTAAAATTAAGCTCATTTGTATATCTCCGCATTGTTAATAAATTTAATTGCAACATTAGAAAAGGCGTTGAAATCTCCGTATTCGTACACAATACCAAGCGTGTGTTGGTCTATATTTTTTATAGATGTGTACCCAGTCTTCACTGTCTCTGGTATTAATTGATACTCCTTAGTCCATGACGCACAGTTATTATGTGACAAATACAATCTCAGCCCCTTACGTCCAAGGCGCGATGGGTGCGTAATAGCAATGCTCGGCACTCCGTCCCAAGAGTGAGGTGCTCTTTGCTGCATACCATATGCACAGCGGTCTCCAAAAGTAGGGCTATCGGGTACAAATTCTTTGATTGTCTTACCTCCATCTGTGGACTTTGCAAAATACATTTTTCGCTTATCAGCTACACCAGGTGATAACTCGTGACGTATAACAAAAATAAAGTTATTGTTACTATCAGTAGTAACAGCAGCTTCATTTGCCTCCATCGGCATACCTATTTCAGTAGGGCTGATATTGTAGCCAGTTTGCCACGTAGCACCAAAATCGTCCGAATAAACCCCAATCAACCGTCTATCTGAACTACCTACAGTATATCCAGCAAAAAGTAAGCGGTCTTTATATATACCATCTGGAACCAAAGCAACTGAATCTAACGAAGGATATAACAGTTCGGGTGTTGTTATGTTTCCAACTTTTGTCCATGTTTGACAGTTATCAACTGATTTATAAACCTTCATTCCACCCTGAGCTGTTGTGCTTACCACCGCAACCAATAGAACGCCATCTTTAACATCAAATAAATGAGATAACGAGGAGGATTTGTATGGTTCAGTCTCAAATAAACCCAGTGTCTTCCCAAGAGGGATAGTCTCGCCCACCGTAGCGGTCTGAGTTTCCCAGTCCACAGTGACAAATCTAGCAACAAGGTCGCCCACATAGTCTTGATTTGCCACAGAAAATTGCATAAATGTGACATAAAATAAAGTGTCACTTATTTTATGCATTGTACCCATACGCACATGTTCTTTACCGTCAGTGCCATGTAATGCTACATCGACATCAAAGTTCATAGGTTCTAGGTGCTGACTACTTACTCGCTCTAAATAAGCACCTGCATTGTTTATGCTGGCGTTGTCTAATAATTGACTACGCACAGCGTCAATACCAAAACCTGCTACTGGTGGATGTGGTGAAATCACATCAGCTTTGCTGTCTACACCAAATAGTAAGGAGCCTTCGTCGTCTGTAATCCCGTATGCAATACCTGCTTCTATAGCTTTAGCACTACCTTTCAAGGCTTCGCTTAACGTACCTTCTGTAACCTCAAAATCATTAGCTTTGAAAACTGCATCACTACTCAAGGTCGCTAAAACCTTGTCATCTGGGTCTGCAAACACATAAGCATTAGAACTTACACTTTTAATCTCTGCTATTGCTTTCAGCCTCTCGCTCACTGTGTTTAAAGCGTCCGTTTTACTTGTATCGGTGTAAGCCTTAGCTTGTATAAGCGGGTCATACTCGCTCTTAACCCAAGCTCCTGCGGTCTTAACATACAATCCGTTATTATGAGCGTCGTTAGTCACCATCGCATACTTACCATCAACTAACGCACTCGCTGTCATCAACGCTTTGGTCTTAAAAGGTGTAGCAGGTAAGCCACCATTTTGAAACATGATATTGATAGCTCTTTCAGCAGACGGATATGTATTCCCAGTGCGCGTCGTCACTATCGTATTTTCATCGCCGTTGGCAGCTTCACCCAGCACCTTAATATCTAAATGACCATTAGCCAAATCTTGCATCGTCAATAATTCCGACATTTCCTTTCCCCATAAAAATGCCCCGCTAGATGCGAGGCTTTGAGTGATTGTTTATATTAATTTAGATGATTAAGCCGTTTATATAGTCTTTATCATTCGGGTAGTACCTGCTGTCATAAGCCATTGCACTTATCGTCGACTCAAACAGCCCGTTCCCAGTTTTTTCGCTGATCAGATACGCATCAGACTCCGCGGCGGTCGCTTCTGTAATATTAAACACAGCATGAGTCACGCCAGCGGTCACCAGCGGTATCATAGGTATGCGAGCAACTTCGATTTGATAGTCACCAGTCTGCCTAATGATTTCAATCACATCGACGGTGCCATTTTTAAGCTGCAGATGGATAACATAGCTCTTGCCAGCATCCAAATAAACCGGATAATCCAGCGTCAAAACGGTGTTTTCCTGCAGTTCGATTTGACCGCTGCACAGTATCGGCACAGTAGAGTCGACGACGGCAATCCTATCCATACGTGTCACCAAGTCGCCCTCGCCATATGCGGTGAACTCGATGGCCTTACGGTTATGTTTAAGCTTATTCCAAGCCCTATGCGCCAAGAAATGCGCCTGCACGTTATTGGTCACGCCTTGGCTTGTAATGGTCTTATAGTTGGTGCGCAGCTCATCTGGTAACCGGATAATGGTTTCGCCATAGTTATCTGATGGATCGCGCCACTTAAACTCAACGCCATCATAATTATCTTGTATGCCAAAAAACTCGGTGACAGACATACTCTCTGGCGCAATATTTCGATGATTAAATAGCGCCAGGCTATTAGGCGTCTCACGCTCAAAGCCAAAATAGTGCAAACCACCTTCACGACGAGCAGTACAAAACACTGCTTCAGCGACCGTAAATATCATTTCTTGATAGCTAGCGTATTTATCATCAAACGTGTAGTTAAACTCACACGCTTTATCGGTACCAAAGTACGCGGCTATTTCATCACTGACATCATAAAGCGATTGAGCATCTATTTCGCTGGAATCCATGCGACCGATGAATGGATCAAGTGCCATCGCAATCGATATATCAGCAAAGTCACTTGTGGGTAAAAAGCCATCGATAGTATTAAGCTTACGATGTGCAATCATATTTAGCTCACTGGCATTAGTGCCAGAACCGATAGCCATGCGCCGCAATCGGATAATCGTATCATGCTCATAGACTGACTTCTTAGTCTCGTAGTAGCTGTACGCACTCTCGAAAACCACATCGTCTATTAAACTGGCGCTATCACCGTTATCGTTTTCGCGCTTGACCCTGAATCTAAACTGGCCAGCCTGCGGCAACTCTTTTCGTATGCTCAAACCAATCGGATTTCGGTTATTGGCGACGCCTTGCATGACATCACCGTAGCGATATATCTGCCCAGTCGGCACGCCATCAACAACCATCTGATATTCGATTTCAATGGCTACTTGCTTGCTATCGTCGCCATCATAAATACCATTTTGCGCCAAGAAGTTAAGAATAAACCCAGTAGTATCTTTATTGCCCGAGTAGTACCAGCCAATAAAATTGTCCTTTGAGCCTTTTATTAACACCTCTCTATTTAAAAGACTTTGTTTTTGAGCCTCTGTTAGGCTATCAAGCTTACCCCAGTCGGCATTCACCGAAACAGGGTCGACAAGCTTCAATACGCCGCCGCTTGTACTGGCGATAGTATAGGTGCCGCTCAGATCCACGTTGTTATTATTGCCTGTCAAAATCGCGGCAGTAACAGCGACACCATCTGCAGTTAATAGCGACCAGTTAGGGTTGGTAGTTGCAAAGCCATCCGCCAATACCACCTCATAGAAGTAAGCGCCAGGTGAGCCTGATTTGGTTATCGATGCAACGTCATACTCTCCTGCCAAGTCGAGCGACCCGCTCGATGCGTCATTAATTAGCAAAGCAGCAATACGCACTTTTTTATAGTTGTTTGGATCGATCACATTGATTGATGTAGCGATAGTCAGCACGCCGGCCATCGCTACATCAGTGTTGCCCGACAATCGAACATCTTCAACCGTGCCATAAATAGCATTGCTGATAATCACTTGTTCACCAGCAGTAAAGCTATAAGAAAAGTCAACAGAGCCTTCAATCTTATATTCTACAAAACTGTCAAAGTCTTTATCCCATCTGCGGCCAGTCTCACTTATTGTGCCGCTAGGTACGGTTATTTCATTTGGGCTGGTGACAGTGACCGAACGTGTAGAGATTCGCGCGCTATTTGGCGATAGCAGTGTTTGCTTACCGTCGATGGCGCTGACTTGCTTAGTGACAATCGGCAGCTGATCAAAAACAGACCCTATTTGTATTTGTGGCGTTGGGCTGATTAACGACTGGTTTGGCTCATAAATACTGATAGAGGCGCCATCAATCGTGCTGATAGGCGTCTCACCCTCGTTTATCATATTTTCGTCGATGGCAAAGAAACCAGTGCCAATGCTGAGCAAACACTCTTCTACTTGTACGCTGCCGTCATAATACCGATAAACTGTTGATATCAAGTCAGGTATAACTTTGCGCTTACCATATATATCCGGCACCCGCTCGCCTACGCGGTGTTTGTTTTGACGCTGCGCCAAGCTATTATTTGGAGAGCCGGACACCTCTTGAGGCGTGTTCATTTCTGGCATGTTCATGTATGTGTAAACCGCCACGCCGACCGATATAACGGCTGCAAGGACGCCTATTGTCACAGGGTCTTTTGCATGGCACAGCACATGATACTCACCGGTCACACCCTTCATGGCCCACGCTTGAGCTTTGGTTTTGGGTGTGATGTCGTTCTGCACGCATATTGTGTCTTTGTAGAGACGCGCTGAGGGGTATTGCTCACGGATTGACAACCACTCTGTCAGTAAACAGTCAAAACTGTACTCACTGCACTCGCTCGCATCAAGCTCATTGTGGAAAATCTTTAACGTCATAAAACCGTACCTTTTTATATTGGCGTTTGATGCTTCGCATAGCTTCGAAACGTGACCCCAACTCAGACAAATGCAGCACTCGTCCGCAATAATAAAGCCCAACATGATGACGATTATCTAGTGTCATCATTAGCACGATAGTGCCATCAGCTGGTGACGTCACCAGCTGTCCCCGGCTCATGCTGTGTTTATTTGGGCTTAGTGTGGTATTGAGCGAGCCAGTAAGGCCTAAAAAACAGTGGCTAAAATCATAATCAAACAAATACTTGCCAGCGTCGATCAAAAAGTGCACGCAATGATAGTTGTCACGGTCAAAACTACGGTTAAGTAAAGGGTCAATGCTCTTCATAACAATGCCTTTAGATCAGGATATTCATCAGGCGTATAAGACCGCCCTGTCGCCACGGTGTTTTTGTCAGGCGTTTTGGCATCAAACGTCGTTGCTTGATGGTCGCGGCTCATTTGCTCAACAAACAAGCCTTTGATGATGTCTATAGGTTTATCTTTGGCAAATGACATCGTGGCGACGTCATAAGCGTACTGACGGTAGATGACCTGCGGATGCTCATCACTGTCTGACGATCTTATCTGCTTGATGAGCGGTGGTACTACTTCGCCCAAATCGCCCAGGGTAATGTTAAGGCTTTGGTCTAAATCATCAGACGTCTTGCCTTTGTTGATAAGTAGTGGTGCAAACTCAAAATGTACGACATCTCCCGTTTCCAGCATGGCATCAATACCATCAGCATGATTGGTCACTATTCGTATTGGTTTTGGCCAAAGACTATGGCTAACCTCTATCGTCTCAAGTGCGGCAATACTGGGCGCACTATCAAGATGCAGATCTTTGATATCGTCAATCGTTACCGCCATTACAAACTCCCTAGTGCATCGGGCAAATCTTCGTTTACCAGTTTTTCGAGTAAATTAAGTAACTTGCGTGGGTCGCCTGACTCCCACAGACCAATAATGGTTTCATCAAACCCCTTGTCGGTATGGTTTGGTTTTAAGCGCAGGCCAAACGATACGCTATAGACTTTACCGTCACGCTCATTAACACGTAACGAGCCTGCGACAAACTGACAGACGTAAGTCGTCATCTCAGTATCATCGACGATCAAGCGCCAAAGAAATGGCCGTGGATTCGTCTGATGATTGCTCCAAAAAGCCCAAAAGTATTGCTGCTTAATCTTTTCATCGAGCATGACTGACGCTGTGACAGTATGTACATTATTAACAAACTGAATGCGCTGACGAGCAAACCCGCCTGCCAGCGCCTGCTCAAGCAAGTTGTTTGCTACTTCAGGCGTGTAACCGCGCTGCAGTGGGCATAATGCAAAGTTATTCATTAACGTTTGACCCTTGCTGTTGTATGGCGTTGTATTGATTTACTCTCTAGCGAGTTTGGGCGGCCGATACGGCGAAACGATTTTTCAATCATTTTGTCTACCATATCTATAGTGACTGCGCCGTTTGGTTCGCGGCGGGCGCTGACCTCGGCGCTAGAGTTGTTGTTGATCGTGATATTGCCTTGCCTGCCTGCAGTATCCATAAAGCGGGTAAAGTCTTTATTTTGCTTGGGAGATAGCACGCGCTCACCCTCATCAAGCAGGTATGTTGACTCTTTTGGCACATAATCTAGCCCGCCATGAGCGATACCGCTGACTGATGGCGCGCTCATGCCCTGAATACTAGCAGCACTTGCGACTTGTATAGCCGCCGCGGCTGCGGCTCCTGGGGCTGCGATATAAGGACCGAACAGCGGGATGGCAGAGAGTGAGTTGAAAGTATTAGAGTAGGTTTCCTCTACATTCATAAGCGCTTTATGCACGGCGTATGCTTTCTCTGCAGCGAAGGCTAACTTATGCATTCTCGAGCTTTCACCAAAAAACACGGCTGCAGCTTCGGTCATGCCAGCGAAGAGACTTTGATAAATAGCGACCCGCTGCGCTGCCTGCTGTTCTGCTAGTGTCTTATCTCTTAACGCATATTCCTGCTCTAGCGCCCACATTTTATCTAGGTGCTCTTGCTTGGCAATCTCCAATAACTCAAAGCGCTCAAGCTCAGGCAGTGCATAATTGCCACGCTCATCGACAGCGTTAATCTCACTTTCGCGGGATTTATACTGATTATTAATAGAGTTAAAACCCTCTACATAATCTTGATTCAAGCGCCATTGCTGGTAATCTTCATCGCTTAATGTGCGCTGCATCATGCTATCTTTGCCAGTGCTTAGCGCGTTTATACCGCCTGCACGGGCGCTATCAGCAATGGATTGATACATTTTATCCTGAGCACGAGCCTTGGCCTCTGATGCAAACTTAAAGTTATCTAAGTCCTTTTGATAAGCTGCGTTTTGCGCGTCAACATACATTTGACGCACGCTATCATCTTTGATGTTGGCGGCTTCGATTTCTTTGAGTGCTTTTTGATGCCTGGCATGGATGCGCTGCTCCTCGCCTTGGTATCTCTCCATGATGGATAGAGCTGCTGCGTTTTTTTCTTTAGCGTAGCGTTCTTCTTCGCGTGCCAAATACTTAGCTCGCTCAGCAGAGCCTTCGGCGTAGGCTTCTTCTATACTTTCAACACGAGCGATATGATCAAGCTCGATTTTCTCTTTATCGCTTGCGTATTGATTGACGATAGAGAGTTGAGCGCGTTTAATCTCTTCTTGCTGGCGCAATGCTTCTGCAGCGAGTCTTGCTTGTTCGCGCTGAGCTTGTTCAGCAATCTTGGCATCTTGCGCTAAAGCTTTGCCATAAAACGTACCTGAATATTTACGAGACATGCCAGCGCTATGCGCAGCCTTCAGCCATCCTGGCGCATTGGCCCCTTTGCCATCTTTACCCCAAGCCGCTGCGTTTTGCTGAATACCAAAGTGAAAGCGCCCTGCGCCCATATAGTCATTACCAGCACCGATACCATTGATGCCACGTGCGGCAGCCTCTTCAACGATAGCTTTTAGCAGTGGTAAATCTTTAGAGTTATTCCAGTCTAGTTTTTTACCACCCTTATATAGATCACCATCAGCGGCATAGCCATGGTCATGCGCAGTAGAGCCAACTCGCTTACCACCTGATCCTTTACCAGGCTGACCGCCTGAATTCACTTTGAAAACTATCCCTTCTTCTTGTAAAAAAGATAATGCTTGCTCGAGCTCGGGATTTAAGCGTTGATTTCGAATTGCGCCTTTGTTTGCGTATTGGATATATTTAGAAGCATCAGCGGTTGCTTTAGCAGTTCTTTCTCTAGCCTTAGCCTCGTCTTTAGCGGCATCAGCCAAAGCCCTAGTAGCTTTTATCTCCGCATCTACCGCACCATTTCTATAAGGGATCCCATTATTGTTATAAGGAAAAGCCACATTGGAGCCGCTTGTACCTAACACACTCCCGAATGAATTATTGATTACAGGGCGCTGTGTATTGATTCTATTCATTTTGCTAGACGCGCCATCCAATAGCTTGTCTATAGTTTCCATATCCCTAGCCCACTGGCTAGATATATCCAACATACTGCCACTCGCTAGAGCGCCAGCGCTGAAGAAACCAGTGAATAGAGCCTTACCTTTATCCGCTAAAGTGTCTGCGCTGAAGAAGTTATCAGCAGTTTGGCCAATATTGCGCATCTGCATACCGACTGCTGAAAAAGCATTGATGAGCTGTCCGATACCCGCCGCTATCCCAACTACTGAAGCGGCGGTTATGTTTATAGCTTGTCCAACGCCACTAATTTCGTCTTTAAAGCTACCGCCTTGTTTCGTACCTTCCTTGAAGTAGTCTATTAGCGTCGCCATGGCCGGGAGAGCCTCAGTAACCAGCTCATTGCGTACGCCCTCAAAATTAATCTTTAGCCCTTCGACTTCATTGGCTAATATCTTAGATTGCTCTATAGACTCTTTGGTTCTGATTACGCCTGCTTCATTAAGGTCGCGCTCATAGTTTCTGAGCGCTTCGCCGTTGTTATCCCACAAGGGTATGATATCGCCAAGGCCACTAGCCAAAGACTCAGTGACAAATCTAACCTCTTGGGTGGTTGCCCCTGCCAGCTCCATTTCATCTACGACGGCTTGAATAGCATCGACGCTATCCATCGTTGACAGGCTTTTACCGAATATCTCAAGCTCCGCGTCAGTTTTATTAGTGGCTTCTTGCATAAGCTCTAAGGTATCAACCAAGCCGCCGCCACCAGTAGCACTAAACTCACCAAGCTTTTCTTGAGCATCGGCCAATATATCGCCAACACCTTCCATCTCTAAGCCGTAACTTTTAGTAGCGGCTGTTAGCACCTGTAGATTTTGAGTAGACGTGTTCGCTCTTGTTGCTAATCTTACTAATTGCTCATCCGCTTCGGCGGTCTGTAGTGCTAAAGTTACTAAGCTTGCACCCATGACCGCCACTGACGCTACAACAGAAGCAGCACCCACCGCCGCTGCACCCGCTATTCCACCTTTGCCAAAAGCATCGGAAATAGAACCAAGTTGCTCGTTAAGAGAGTCAATAGCACCACCGATAGGCGTGCCACTGAGGTCCTCAATCAACTGATCTTTAAACTTAGATACTGACTTACCCATATTCTCAGTACGGTCACGGGTTTCGCGTTCTGCGCGGGTCAAGCCATCTGTAAACTCACTTAGGCGTACCGCCAAATCAAGTGTCAATCTACCAAGTGAGTTTGTTGCCATGATAAACACCTTTTTTTGGATAATAAAAAACCCCAATCATTGCTGACTGAGGTGAATATTGCTTATGCCACTTACTAGACAGTTGAATATTATTGAGTATTAAAGTTTTTCAAGACTTTATATTTAATCATTTGGTTGTTTGCATCTATGATATCTAATAAAGCGCCTTTGTAACCAATCTGACGTGAATCATCTAAGTCGTATTCAACTGCGTTACTGAAAGCAGGGCGAGCCATATCGCCTGAAAACTCTCTATACCCAATATTAACTTTCGATCCTACTTTGCCATTGTATATTAGTGTCTGCTGAAAGCTGTTTGCTTCAGCAGTAGTCCAATTCCGTTGTTTAAAGTCCAATCCTGTCTTACAATCTACATTCATATTATAGATAGTAAACATGCAGATAGCGTTGTCAGATTTTCTTAGAGTTACACTTTGTGTTGGATCTGATAAAGGACCGTCTATAATCTTTCCTGCACCGGATTCATTTGAGATGCCATATTGAATATATTCAGCATCTTCACCACGCTTTGGATAATACCCTTGTTGGATAGTGTGTTGAAAGCTTGTCTTTTGAGTGACAGGAAAATATAAAGCTTCACGTTCTGTCACTACACCCTGACTTAGCATTCTATCGCCCACATAAGCCTCATTAACACTGTTAATTGGCGGCTCACTAATTTTTTGAATGGTAGGCTGATAGTTGGTTAATGGTGTAGCACAGCCGACAACTGCAAACGACATAGCGACACAGACTAATGTTTTATGCACAGATCAACTCCTTGTTTTTGAAACACAGAAGCTATGAATATAAAACAATAGTAACATTAGAGCAACTTTAATTTATAAAGCAAATGTCTAGTCCTCAATCTGATCTTCAAAGCTGACGATCACATCATCTTCATGTGGCATGAGCTCAAGCGCTTCTGTATCACCCCCTTGAGAGTTGATATAGATAGCCATCATGTTGGCGACCGCTTGTTCGACTCTTCTGCCCACATTTAGACTACCACGGCGATAGCGGTATTCCGCCCACTGCTTAATCTCAACCATCGTTAGATTGGTTTTTACTTGATGAACACTATTACCACCTATGCCGTTGAGAGCCAATTCAAACAATAGCTCATACTCGCCGGCGATTATTCCTTTTTCTTCTTCGGCGCCTGCTTCTCTACCGCCTTTTTTATATTATCCAGCCCCCATACCTTGTTGAATACCGCGTTCGCCAGTGGCTGAATAAAATTATCTTCGACTTGTTTTTTGGTGAATTGTAGCTTGCCGTTTTCATCAACTAGCGCCTTACTAATCCATTCAGCGGCCACATCTTCCTTATTGTTCATGCGGTTGTGCAGATCATCGCTTATGGCAAAAGGAAGGATCTTGAACATAATATCGACTTCACAAAGCTCGCCTTTGTGATAAAACTCAACCTTTTCTGAATGTATTTCACCAACCAAACTACCCGCTTTCACATCTGACAATAATATCTTTGCCATTTTAATAATCCCATAAATAAGTAAAGCCCCAATAAAGGGGCTTTTGGTTTAACCAACTAATCCATCCGTATCTTTTATAAAGCCTACGAATTTGTCTTATACGCCGTGATAGGCTTCGACTGACGCTTCATAGCAACTGCATGCTTAACCAAAGAGTCAGGGTCGAACGTAGGAGCGCCAGCTTTCAGTCGCGCTGTGAATGTCGTCCAAGTTCGAGTTTCAGGTAGAGTGACCAGCGCTGTCGCTAGTGTTGGCTCACCTGCACCATCGGACCATCCCACGTAGACTTCTACCAACTCTTTATCTTCTGCCAATTGCAGTAGTGTCATGTGAGTTGCATTTTCAGGGTCTGTATTGATAGTGATTGATCCCTCACCAGGCTTATTCAGGCCATATGTTGATGTTGCCGAATCTGGCTCATCAAGACACGTATCATCAATTTCGGTTGAACTATCATCACCAAGCACAATGCCGGTAATACAGTCCATTCTAGTAAGGGTTGGCGCATCATCTTCACCATGCTTAATCCAAACCTTTGTACCCTGCGTGAGTACGCCTTTTTCTTTCTTCGCCATGATCGGCTCCTAGTGTGATTGGTAAATAGTTAACGCGCTAATATCCAGTTTGCATCAAAGCCACGGCCATAAAGCTTTGCTCTGCTGTCATACTGATTAATAGAGGGGTTTAATATCCAAGAGTGGCGCTCAAGGGCTGAACGTGTCACATCACGAATCTTGTAAGCTGTTTTCGCATCTGCTGCATAGACCATTAGTTGATACTGTGTGTCGTCAAAATTAGCTGACTCGTCTAGATGGTTGTTTGCTTGGCCGCTGATAGTTTGCCAGACGACATAGGGAGGCTCGGTACCATATGGAGCAACATCCTCAAACACCTGTGTTTCTACGTTGATCAGCGCCGCCACGGATACATCAGCTTTCAATGTACGATAAATAGGTAAAAAGCTCATAGTTTGGCAATCTCTTTATCAAGCTCAGCGCTATAAGCGCGGGCAAACTCTGCTTGCACAGCGGCTTGGTTATTATTAAGCGCTGGCCGCATAAACGGTGTGGCATTGTTGGTGGCGGATCCATACTCTACCAGCCTCCAGTACCACGTATCGCCGCCAGGGTTTTTTTTATCTCCCTGGGTTTGATAGGTTCTACCTGCACGTCCAGCTCGCCTATTTACTCGAGTATTCGCGTATTGGCTGGCGCCACCCTTGACGCCGACACGCATTACAACAAATCCCGTACCTCGCGTTCGAGCGGCCTTGGTAATAATGTTTTTCCAAATCTTCTCAGGACTATCTTTGTCATCGAGGCGCTTGGCGTTTTCGCGCGCCTCTTTCTTGACGATGTTCATAGCCTTGCGAGACGCACGAGTAGCCGCATTTTTGGCTTTACGCTCGTTGCCAAGCTGTCTTAGCTTGGCTTGTACCTCGTCGAGACCGGTGATGTTGTTTGCCATGGCTCAACCCTTAAACTGTTCGACACCGCCGCCAAGGTTAAAAGTCGTATATTCAACGCCTGTGTCGCTATCATCAAGCCCTTGACTATCAATAGCAAACACGCGACCTTTCCAGATAACGCGCATAGTCGTATCTACATCAAGGCCAGTGCGGTACCGGACCTTCATGCGTGCGGTAATTTCCGAATCTGCCGACTGTGCGCTAAGCAAATCTTTAGTCGATAGCGGCGTTATTTTTGCCCATATCTTTTTATAGTCAATCCATTCTGACGGCAAATCAAAGCCGTCATCATCACGTCCGCCACTGACAAAGCTTTGGACTGTGACGCGGTGCCGCAACTCGCCTGCTTTGATAGCCATATCAATCATCCATGTCTAAAAAAGTAGAACCTACCTGCTCATCATCATCTTGCTGCTCGATGAGCTCATTTAATATTTCATCGTGTTGATCAAGTAGCCGTAACATCGTCTGTTCTTTTTCGGCTGACTGCTTAATCAGTACGTTATTTTGTTCGACCAGTTTTGTCATCAGTGCCACTAAGTCGGGCAATGAGTTTTTTAGCTCGTCTGGCTGCTTCGGCTGTTCGGTTTTTGATGTACTCACGACGTTCCTCGCATGATTTGCATGACATAATTAGATTCCCATGTGGCGATAAGGTGCGAGCAAGCTGGTCACACCCATCGGCACTTCGTTCATTGATGTTTCGGACACTGATTCGCGGTGCGCGTACCAATGGCCAACCAGCATCAATGTCGCCTGATCAATAGACGCATTATCTAGCAAACCATCAGGGTCATCACTTGGTACCGCCACGTCATAAATAGTGCGATCAAGGTATCTCTGTATATGGTCACGAGCAGCGTCAACATATCCCAGCAACAGCGTGTCTTCATCATTATGGTCAATGCGGCACTGGCGCTTGACCTGCTCGAGTGTGACCATGATTAGTCCTTAGTTTTGATTTCGTCTTTCTTGGCCGCTTTGAGTACGGCGGTTTCTGGTTTTGATGCAGCAACTTGAGGCGCTTCAACTGCGATAGCATGTGCTTTTTCGACCAGCGCCGCGCCTTGGGCTTTATCGACTTCAATGATGGTGTCGCGCGGTGTGACCGTGCGATTCACCATCATAAATTTAAGAGTTTTAATCCACATAATGATTCCTCAACTTATTTAGCAGGCTACTCTTCAGCCTTATTTGTCTTTATTAGCGGCAGCTTCTTTAGCTTTCGCCTCTTTTTCGGCTTTTGCAGCAGCTTCTTTCTCAGCTTTTTCGGCAGCCGCTTTAGCCTTAGCGTCGTCATCAGCTTTTTTCTCAGCAACCGCCTCTGCATAGCCTTTATCAATCAGTTGTTGGCCTGTGATATCGGTAAACTCACCAACATCGCCGGCTTTATATGTTTGATTACCCATGCAAATAACGTCTTTAAATTTAACTTTCATAACTTGCTCCTTTTAGTAAGACAAAAACAACTTAATAAATTATTTTTGGCTTAATAAAAAAAACGAAACCCGTTATACGAGTTTCGTTTTTCATCATATTCTTAACAATCAAGTCTTAATTATGGTCCGACAGTTAGCGAACCTTTAATAAACGCTTGCGGACGATATACGGCCAGTGCCAAGCGCTCTTCAGCACGGATTGAGACCATATTTTTCTCAAAGTCGTCCGCGTTTTCGGTACTGACGACAACGTTTGCGTCTTCACGGTCAAAGATTTGCGCGGCATCAGCGAATGAGCCAGTTAAGAAGTTACCTAACATGCCAGCCTGGTTGGTTTGCGCCACTGGCAGACCCCATAAGCGCGCTTCTAAGGTGCCAAATGGATTGCTGAATAGGTAGCCGTTAGTGCTGGCGTCTTTCATCAGCTCAATATCAGTCCAGTCGATATCGTGCATGACGTGACCGGTTGCTGATAACTCAGCCAAAGTAACCTGCAGCATAGCCAAGCGCATTAAATCCAAGCTGTTTGACGGCGTAGTCTTAGTGCTAGGATTGGCGAATGCAGTGGCCTGCGTATAGATGCCGTGCAAATTATTGCCAGTACCGCTACCAAATAGCAGCTGCGTATCTTCTACACGCTTAAGACCATTGAGCAAACGGCCATTAATGATGCTGCGTAGTTGCGGCAAGTCATCAAGCGTCTGTTTGGCAATCTTCATCAAGTGAGCAATCGTCTTGACACCAGACAGCACCTCTTCAAACTCAATTTCTGAGTAAGGTTTAGTGGTGTTTTCAGCGACCGGTGCCGCGTTATTCGTAAATAACGTTTCGCGTAGATACGCCACTGCACTTGATTCTGTGTCGCCCGGCGCTAGTAAGTCACGTACTGTCAAACGCTGGTTTGGGTTGGTAACAATCTTGGTGCTACCATCTACAGGATTTACGGCGAATGAGGTTAGTGCTGCGCGTGGCACATCGATAGCTAGGCGTCGACCGGCAGAAACATTCTTGCTAAATTCGATAATGCTGTCATTTGCAATAACCAAATCGCCTGCGCGGTTACGCGATGGCGACTGATCACCATTACCGCTACCAATACGCGCAAATAACTGCTCTGCCTCACCAAGCTCAGTTTGCAGCTTGTTCTGCGTATCGCGCATGGTATTTAAGTCGGTAAGCAATTCATCGACTTTGTTTTTTGTTTCAGTTGATAGCTCGCCAGCCTTTTGCGCTTCTTTCAAAGCGTTTTCAGCAGCAGGCAGTGTCTTGTCGGTCAGCTCTTTAACCTTGGCATTAACCTGTTTGAGCTGTTCTGCGATTTGATCCTTGGTTTGATCAGTCATAATTTTTTCTCACAAAAAAGGCCGCCAAAAGGCGACCGGATGAATGAATAGGTTTGTTTAGTCTAGTTTGATTGAGTCAATCGCATTTTGCAGACCCTCAATCAATCCGCTCAGGTCAATGCCAGCGTTTTGCGTAGCATCTGGTTGAGTAGCGCTAGGCGTACTCTTTAAATCTTTCACAAGGCCGCGGCGCTCTTTGCGAGTCATACCCGCCTGCGCCATGATCAAATCTAGTTTGTGGGCAGCGATACGCTCTTTAGCACAGTTGTTTGTCTGCTCAGTAATAACATCAGAGTCTAAAAAGCTATCAGCCATACCTGTCTCAACGGCTTGCTTGCCATTAATCCAAGTCTCTTTATCCATTTGCTCTGATAGCTCGGCGGCATCAAGACCACTTTTGACGTGATAAATATCAGCGATAGTGTTATCGATTTGCTCTAAAAAATCAGCCACATCGCGCATGTCGTTGCGGTTACCGCCGACGCCAGTCCAAGCATTATGAATCATGAAGAAGCCAGCGCGGGCAATTTTAACCTCATCAGCAGCCATCGCGATAAATGATGCGGCGCTTGCAGCCATACCAAGTACGCGAACGGTCACATGGCCGCCATATTCGCGTAGCATGTTATAGATGGCAAGGCCTTCAAAAACATCCCCGCCAGGAGAGTTGATATTAACCACGATATCAGCATTACCAAATCGTTTAAGCTGGGCGCTAATGGTTTTTCCAGTGATGCCACCATCGGTCCACCAGTCGTAGCCGATAGGCTCTAAGATATTAATCACATTTTCAGAGTCGTCATCAGCAGCTTTGATATCAGGGTTCCAGCTATCTAGCGCCAATGGCATTTTTATATCGTGTGTCGCCTCAAAATCCGCTTTAGGCATCATCGTTCGCTTGCTCATCGTTGGCAACTCCATTGTAGTTTGTGCCCACCTTCTCAAGCGGGATTAGTGCTGATTGGATAGTGTATTTTTCACCGCCTTCGATCGGCGGCATGTTCTCTTTAGAGCGGACCTCATCGCGATTAATCCAGCCGTTATTAAGGCCAGATGCGTAATATTCGGATCGCGTTTTACTATCAGCTCGTAACAGCCCCTCAACATTAAACTCGACATAATATTTATCGCTTTCAATGCGGCCTATCAAGCAGCGCAAAATCTCTTGCTCGATATTGACCAGTAAAGGCCGGAACGTGTATTTCAGAAAGTGTAAATCTTGCGCTTCAGCTGACGCGGCCCAAGAGCTTTGTTTGTTAAAGTGACCAATCATAATTGGCGATACGCGGAACCAGCGACAGATCTCTTCAATCTCAAAAGCGCGCGTCTCAAGCATTTGCGCCGCTTCTGGGTTCATTGTCACGCCGTGATACTGCATACCATGCTCAAGCACCATCGTCTTGCCAGCATTGCTACTGCCCATAAATTTGGATATGTGACCGTGTAGCTTGCTGCGCTGTTCGCCCGTGAGCTTCTGATCCGTTGTCAAAAACCCAGATGTTTGCAAACCATTTTCAAAAAATTTGCCAGCCGCGTGTTCGGCTGAGGCGGCGGTAGCAAAAGTTTCACGCCCTTTGTTGATCGTAAAGATACCCATGACGCCATCGATGCCGAACGCGCGAATGTGCATGATGTCTTTATGATCAATATCACGGCGGCTTGTGCCTTCAACATAACTGTATTCGAGTACGCTATTGTTTTTGTTGCGACCTACTTTTACATGCTGCGGTAATAGCGGCTCAAGCGATATAATGCGCCTGCCTGTAACATTGCGCTTAATCTCAACGTAGGCATTACCCCATAGCAGTAGGCTTGCCACAATCATTTGCATGAATCGCGCTGGGGTCATCTCATAATTGGGCGACCGACATAGCAGGTCATATAATGGATGCTGTTTGGCCACCACACGACTACCGTCGGCCTTGGTTTCATAAACCTTTAGCGGTAATGTTGATACCGTCTCTGCTACCAACCGCACACACGAAAAAACCGTACTAAGTTGCAAGGCACTATCAACAGTGACATTCTTGCCACTAGCCGTCCTAGTTGACACGTTATCACTAGGCGTTAGACTCAGCTGTCCATCCAAGCCTAGAAAGCTGATCGCCGCCTGTGCAGCTCTGGCAAGACGCTTGGGCTTGATTAGATTACGCACATTAAATCCTTAATATTAAACGCCAATCATGATTGGGTCATCGTAAAAGCCATTATCACCGCCGCCATCACCTGCCAGCACCATGGCGCGGCTGATACCCATTAACAGAGCAACAGCACCATCGATTTTTTTGTAGTTAGTCTCTTTCCGTGGGAATACGTTACCATTGGCATCTTCACGCGATACCACGTTGCCAATCATCCAAGACAGCACCGGATGCCCGTCATGATGAAACCGCCCACCTTTCATGGCTGCTTCTAGCTCACGCATAGCTGGAGAAAAAGATTTTACTGTCTTAGGTATCTTTACCGCATCATAACCTGCAGCCTCAATAGTAGCGGCGACTTGGAAACCACCCCATTCATCATAAGGCACTTCAGTGAGCGGGAAGTTCCCAGCATCAACAACCAAATCTTCAGCGATGGCATTTAGATCGTTTTCAGCGCCATCATGTACTTCAAGCAGGCCTTGGTTCATCCACTTCTGGTACCGCTCGACCGCTTGCTTTTCATCACCTTTATAAACCGTATCTTCAGGTAAATAAAACCACGGCGATATGCAGTAGTAATGAAGCTTGCCATCATCTTCGTGTCGATAAAACAGGTTGATGCGCGCAGCAATATCAATCTTTGATGCCAAGTCAATCGGCATCACACAAGGCGTGGTTGAAAAATCATCAATGCTTAGGGTGTCATCAGCACACTCGCGCCAGTGTTCCATATTGAAAAACGCTGATTTAGCAGATACCCAGACGTTTAGATGCTTGGTTTTAAAAGAGTTTTGACGGCTGGCGTAATTAATCGCCTTAGTCTGCTGAGATTTCAAAGAGTCAGCATATACAGAGACATCATAATTCGGGTTAGCTTTGATCAATACGCTTGGGTCTGTCCAATCATCGCCTTCATCTATGGTCCACATCCAACCAAACAATTCATCATCTGGCACATTGCCAAGTAGCATGTCTTGCACACGACTGCGTAGCTCGTAGCAAGGGCCCTCGATATCATGACCAGCTGTCGTGATAACAAAGATCATCGGTTGTCGGCGCGCGCCCATGCCCGTTTGCATTGTGTCATAAAGACGACTATCAGGATGCTCATGATACTCATCGACAATAGCGCAATGCGGTGACTGACCGTCTGGCGGATCACCAATAATAGGCTCAAACAATGAGCCGTCATCCGGGCGCTCAAGACTGGCTGCATTAATTTGTATGCCGGTTGCTGCGACTAAGTCAGGCGAGCGCAAGACCATCAGGCGAGCAGGTTTGAACACCTCCCAAGCCTGCTTCTCCGTTGTGGCGCCTGAATAAACCTCACTACCAAACTCGCCATCGTTGGCAAACATATTAAGAGCGACGCCAGCAGCAATAGCAGACTTACCATTCTTACGTGGCACCTCCCAATATGATTCTCGAAAGCGTCTGAAGCCATCTTTTTTACGCACCCAACCGAACGTGACCGCGATACCGAATTTTTGCCACGGCTCAAGCTGAATTTTTAAGCGCTTTAAGGCCCACTCACCTTTCGTATGAGGTAGCAATTCAACAAAAAGAATTTTTTTTTCGGCAGCTTTTGGATCAAATTTATATGGATAGTTGCGTTTTTTTGACGCTTTTAAGTCGTCCAAGTGGCGCTTACAAGCCAAAACCACCCACTTACACGCTGGTACCTTGCCCTTAACAACCGACCGTGCCCATTTGTTGGCGATATCAACATTAGGATAATCAGCCATATATATCTCGCTTGAGCATCAGTTACATATTAAGGACACCTGCAAATGGGTTTGTTTGTTCTTTATTGCCAGCGCCAGTTAAGCGTTGGCGAGAGGAAGGATCTAGGCCCAGCAAACTACCAAAAGTTGCCATCTGTCTTACCGCTTCATTGAGTGCTGTCAATGCTGGATTTTTTATCACACTGCCAGCTGCGGTATTTAATGTGACCCCGCTAAAAGCAATCTCTGACTGACACTTCCGATAGGTTTCATATGCCATGCAAAATACTTCGACGTTGTGCATATCGGTAATTTTTAGCAGCTCGTTCTCAAGTAATTCAGGAACGATGGACCGCCAAATCATCGGCGCAAACTCTAGGCCGTCCATATAATCGGGCGGGTCAATATCAGTCACATTACTAAATTCTGGAACGTTGATATTTTTGCCTTTAGATTTTTTCGGGTCCGGCTTGCGACCTCGACCCGGTACCGCTGCCAAACCTCCCATATCACAAATTCCTTATCTTAGTCAATAGGCTAAACTTTTAATTAAACGCGCGTAAAAATGTACTTAAGGGGGCGGTCATTCGGGGCTTCCGGCTGAACAATTTACCCACCCTCCCCCTTTACTCGTTAGCTGTCTTTGATCTATGGCACTTACGACAAAGCGACTGTAGGTTGCTGAGCTCGTCGGTACCGCCGCTCGCCTTATTGATTATGTGATCAACGTCGGTGGCTGGCACGTATCTGCCTGCGCGCTTGCAAGCCATGCACAGATGACCATCACGATTAAGTACTTGCGCGCGAAGCTTACGCCAAGCGTGTCCGTAACCGCGCTTGGTTGTGCTACCGCTGCGGTCTGGGCGCTTGGTCCAGTTGCTGCGCTGGTCTGCATGTTCATCACAGTATCCTTTGTCTTTACGTTTAACTAGGTTTGGGCAGCGGTATTGGCGGCATGGTGTGGACGGCATAGCTTCGGCTTCCATTTCTTATTATCAGGCTCAATCAAAGCCATATACTTCTTGGCCTCGCTGTTGCCGTTATTAGCTCTATCTATAAGCAGTCTTAGGTTTGATTGTCTATACTCTAGCGCTTCGCCTGTGCGATATTTGATATACAGCGTCTCGTTTGTGCATTCATATCTCATGGGTATCACACCTTACCAAACGTTAGGCATAAAAAAGCCCACGCTATTTCTAACGTGGGTAAGTGATAGTGCGCCCGGCAGGATTCGAACCTACGACCAAAAGATTATGAGTCTTCTGCTCTAACCACTGAGCTACAGGCACGCAACATCGCCACTGTTACTTATCAATCATCACATGCAATGATTATTAAATAACGGCAGCTCTCATTCAATTCGCAGTTGCCATCTGCTGCCTAGTATCTCGCTGGCATGTGCTGACCGTGGCTAAACCAATCAGGCATAAAAAAAGACGAGAGCAATTAAGCTGTCGTCTTTTGGTTTAACTGGCCTTACCTACTACTTAAGCCAGTATGACAAATACTACCCTATTCGGGCGGCATGGGTCAAGCTATCTATCGTTTCACTCAATCTTACTCTGCATTCGAAAACTTTAATTGCTTACGATAATGAGCGACCGAACAATCAACCTTGCCGACCATATCAAAAAGGTCGTGCGTCATCTGTCGCTGGTAGGTTAGCCATGCATTAGTATAGGTGCTTGCATTAATCTTTATGCCTGAGAACTGCAACCGACCTTTGACTGTATATACATCCCAAAGCTCATACAACTCAAAATGCAGTACCATGCGCGCCATCAGTCGTGCCAGCTCAGGCAGACTGTGAGTACATGCCTGCGGTGCAGCGCGCTTATTTTTATTGCAGCGCTCAATCATATTGGCTGCCAGATACTGCACGACTTCATCGAAATGACGTGACCAATCCCAGTTAGTATCACTGCCCCACAGCAATATACTTGCCAGCGCCTTGGCTGGCGCGTCATCAATCATTGCAATAGCAGCGCAGTGGTCTTCCCAGTTTACTTCTGGCGGTAATCCACCTTGTCCAATATTGAATTTAACGGTCTTGGCGTGCATGCCTTGCTCAAGCCAGTCTTGATTTGATAGCTGCAGGTTTGGTGATTGGCCAAAGCTGTTATGCAGCTCGTCAATCAGTGCGTAGGCATACTGACCAGGCTTATGTTTTTCTTTTGCCGGCTCAGGCTTATCTAACACTTCCTGCGCTCGAACAACTGGCACAGCGTAACGGAGGAACTTATCGATAGATATAACCCTTTCTTTTTTGCGGTTTGGATTGTTAAGCCATTTAAACTTAAGTTCGCCTTTATCATAATCGACATGCAGCACTTCCATTACCTCGCCTGCTTTGTCGACCCATTCGGTTTTGATTTCGATATCAGTCACTTGCTCACCTCGCTAGCCGCTTTAATCTCGTGATTTGATTCATCACATACTGGCCAATAATCAACCTTGCCATCATCGAACATCACCATATAATTCAATCGACCGCCCGGATAGTCCTTACCACACATAACCAAGCCCACAATCGTCGCCCATTCGCCAGACCTAAAGCTATAAGGGTGTATACCTCTAATCATTGCTGGTGATATATTCAGGCCTTCTTTATCTTGTTGTTTCAAGAAATCACCTCTACTCATTGGCCTGTAATTACGCAGCAAATCAAACGCTAATACCGTACAAAGACCATTGTTCTTTGATTCAGCTCTGAGCAAAACCCCATCAACGACAAGTATTTTTAAAACATCGCCATCGCTATCATCAATCCACTCGCTACCAACCGTAATATCACTCACTTGGCATTCTCCCCAGCTTCTTCACCTGCCAGCGCAAAGTAAGCAGCGCCATCTAAGTAGTTATCTTCACGATGTTCGCCTTGTTCTGAGCGGGCGAGCTTAAGGCATGCCATAAACTTCCAGCCCTGCTCTGGTGTCAATTCATGCCCTGTTAGCGCGTTAAACATCGCAACAATTTTTGGCATTGACCGCTCAGCCTGACCGCCTGACTTATCGTAGGACTTGCCACGCTCTGCCATAACTTCAACTGCTTCGGTGAGTATCTGCACGGCTTTGGGTGGTAGCGTGGCTGATGGTAGTGGATTAAAGGTCTTGGCGGTTGCTGGCTTTCGCTTAAAACGCGCCTCAAACCCAGTGATGCTCATACGGTCATTGGCAATGTCTGAATCAAACAACGGATTATTGAGCCACTCAAAGTAAACGATACAAGCATTAACGTTTTTAACCTTCACCTCCATACCATCGATATCAATCCACGTGCTACCCACCACATCAACACTTTTCATAAAAACCCCTTATCAATTAATCCCGTTTAAACCCGGGCTTCATAACCATCAACAGCGCTACGAACCCAAGTAACGATAAAAGCGCGCCTGATAGCTTATATAGCTCAAGCACAGTGAATGACACAGCCAACACCAATACCACGTTATAAATCATCGCTAGCAGCGCATGAAAACACTCTGGCCAATATTTCCAGTCCATAGCTACTTCCCCTTTTTAGTTTTAATCGGCTTTGGCGCTGGCACGTCGACCACACCTTTATTAATTAGTCTGTGGTATTTATAAATCATCATGCCAGCGTCACGGCCATGCCCAGATGTGCGACCCGCCCAGCCAGTGATCATCTTGAAGTCTTTGGCATTGCGCTTGGTGTCAATATTAGCGGGTGCAACTAAAATATGGCGAAGACCGTTACGCTCACAAAACTCTTGCCAGATGCTGCAATCGCGTGTGACAGACCCAACGCCTTTAATACGCTCACGGCCTATACTGTCATCCACCCATGTGCGCTTGCGGACATCCTCGATGCAGACGACCAAATCAACGTCTGACTGCGCCGCCTCATCTCTAATCGCTAGGACCTTATCTTGGGCGCTTAGAATGCTTTGAGTAGACACCTCTTGCAGTACACCGTCGATGCTATGAGCAAATCCTGTTTTGACGCCTGTATCGATACCGATTAAGATCATTATTCAGCCCTTAATAATTTGATTAAACGTCTGGCGGCTCATGGTTTCTTTAGTGCCGTCTGTGTATGTGATGACAACAGTATTGGTCTTAATCCATTCCTGTTTTTGTATCTGCTTGTTGTTGTAGATGTTTTTCATAAACCCTGAAACTCCTTAAACTTACCTTTGATCAGTCGATACCCTACTGGATTACTCCTATCACACTCCAAATAACCCAACCTAACCAACTCCTGTAGCGTTCTCTGGTGTGTTCTGATTGTGCCATTTAGTATTCCTGACAGCTCCTTACGGCTAACCCAGCAGGGGTAACTGGCAGCAATGTAACGTAATGCTTTGAGCTTGATTTCAAAATTAGTCATGAAACCACTCATACCGCCTCCTGCAACTGGTTTAACACTCTGTCATAGGTTTCATCTGCTGACTCGCCTGGCATCCTCTGTTGCTTGATATGCTCGTATGTTGCAGCGACATCCATGTTTGGCAGCGGCTCTTTGCGTAGACCGTTAAATATGCAGCACTTGCTTGGGTCTATCTTGGCCTGTACTGGCTGGCTATGGCTTGGATGAAACACATCAGGTAAGTCGCTGTCATAACCGTTAGACGGCTTGCCAGCGCTGTTACTCCAATCTTCATTGTCGATATTAAAACGGCCCTTTGCTTTTTCCTGACGCGCTTGATCGGCTTTTTGATTGTTTGCTTCGCGTATCAGCCACTTTACGAGCTTAACTTTGCGATAAGACTCTGTGATCAGTGGATTGCCTTTGAGCGCTTGCTCAGCGTAATGACCTTTGAATGCTGAGACCTCAAACTGATACTGATCATCGGTCAGCTGTATCATCTTGCCCGCTTTGAATAACTCACCGCGCATCTGGTCAATGGTTGGAGCCTCCCAGTTTTCGATGCTTTCTGCGTGTTGACTGCGGATTAATTCAGCCGTGGTCGGTTGCTGATTAGCTGTTGACTGAGTTGGGTGTGCTGGTGCAACTGGTGCTGGCTGGTTGGCTGATGATTGATTGTTGTCAGTAGAGTTATCCACAGAGCCATGATTAGAATTATCCACAACCGCCTCGCCCGCGTGTGTGTGCGCCTCTCTCTCTAATGGTTTATGGTTATTGGTTTCTGGTTCATGGTTCTTAGTTATAGCAGCGTTTTTGGCGTTACCAGCGTTACAGTCATCGTTACTTGGCGTTACAGTTTGCGTTACATCGTTTGCAACGTTACTAGCGTGACACTGCTTGATAGCATCGATATGCTTAGCATGTAATTCCCTTAAAGCAGCAGTACCAATACCCTTATCGACAGATACGCCTATATCAGCAAGGTCGTTAATCATATTGCGCTTGTCTTGACGAGACTTGCGAGTACGTTCTGCAGCTGTCATGGGCGCATCATCATCGTTACACGTAACGTTACACCCATCGTTACTTGGCGTTACAGTTTGCGTTACATCATTCGTTACAGCGTTACGCTTGCCGTTACTATCGGTGTTACCGTTTTTGAATTTGTAATTCTTAAGCTCTTTATCGATACGGTGATGATGATGACGCTTGCCACGTTTGACAAAATATTCATCAAGGATGTATTCGAGCATTTCAAGATATTCAGGCGTAGTACATAGCAGACGACGTGCCAGCTTATTCATATCTGACGAATCGATGGCTTGTTCGTTGTGATAGTACATATCTATCAAGTCACGATAGATAGCACGCTCAGGTAACGATAGGTGGCGTGTTGAGTTGTTAAAATCAGCAATGTTGAAGTTATAGAAATGCATTAGGCCACCTCATGAACGATGGCAAAAGTCTTAGCGAGATGCGTAAGGCCCTTTGGCGTGAATAGCGGCTGAGTGGTTGCGACTCGCTCGTTGCTGTTGCCTCGATACGTTACTGCGCGCTCTTCCATAAAGCCTTGCTTCATGCGAATGCTGCTCATCTTTAGCTTGTTGCGCTTGTCGCGGTACATCCAATCATGGCCCAGGCACCAATTAACAAACTTGTTTTGTGGAATACCAAGCGCTTTGGCAGTATCTCGAACGTTTAAGCTACCCATGGCGCAGTCGATAACATCCAATGCTGCAGCTTTAGGCTCAGTAAGTGCTAAGCGTGACTGCTGATTCTCGATAAGCTCAGCCTGATCAGCGGCAAGGCGTAATGCTTCAGATAAGGTGGAAGGGATGACTGGTGCGCTGGCTTGCGCTTCTAGCTCTTGCCAGCGGTCAATAACTGCAGCGGTAAACTCAGGTGATAAGCGAGCGACAATTACAAGGCTGTCTCGCTGGTCTGATAAAAAGTGAGTGTATTGCTGGCCGTTTTGCTCATGCGTGTACTGATGGGGTGTCGTATTTTTTACGATACCCTTTTCGACCAAAGAGCGTATTAGCTTTAATACATTGTCATGAGGCTTGTTGCATAGGTCTGCCATTTCACGGCTAGACATACGTTTTTTATTATTTGTTTGCAAAGTTTGGATATTCATAGTAGTATTCCTTTATCAATTGTTTGTATTTCAGAAACACCTAAACCCCGTCAGTTCCCGCTGATGGGGTTTTTGTTTGCGCGTTGATAATATCTTCGATACTGACATCGAGATCTTCGGCTATTTTCTCGAACTTCTCATAAGCTTTTATCAATCTGATATTGATATTGATGATGCTGGCAAGTGGACGCGCCTTATCAATACGGTCAAACTCACGTTTGATGTCTGCATCATCGCCAGTCACTTCTGTTACTTCTCTTAAATGACAGGTTTTGCATTTATTGATAGTGGCATTACACATATCATTTCCCCTCACAGTGATTGGCGATTTGAACGCTGAGTGTGCGCAGTGCGACCATGGCGTCTTGAATCTTTGTCTGTAGCGCGTCATGCTCTTTGCAATCAATGCGGCCGTCTTCTAGCGCTTGCTGCATCTCACTCATGATGTCACCCTGGCATGCAGATGTAGATAGCGCGGTCATGATGATGCTTGCCTGCGTCGCCTCTTCATCTACACGCGTAAATATGCCGCCTAAGCGGTGAGCCATGGCTTGGATGATGCTGGTGTCGTTGGTGTATTCCATAATTGTGATTGCTTCATCCAAACGTAGATGATGAGTGTCAGTGTTTGGATTAACTTTATTGTTTAATACAGTGCTTGACATACCCATGCGCGCGGCAATGGCTGTTGAGCCGCCATGCTTAGGGTTATGTACCGTCTTGTGTGCTGCGTCGATTACGTCCATCGTGTCCTACCTATTTATAAAAACGTTTTGTTGATAAGTGGTTGGTTGTAGTATTTAATCAGTGGCTTCGAGTGAGGCTAATGCAGGGCAAAGGTCTACAGCCTTGAACTCACCGTTTGTTATACGCTCTGCCTTTAATGCCAAAGCAGCTGACATATTGGCCTTGCCTTGAACCCATTTCCATACACCAGGCTGACTACATCCCAATGCTTCAGCCGTCTTATGCTGATTTCCGAAATAGCTGACTAAGGCTTCATAAGGATTGTTAGGTTTCATTTTTATTACCTTGGGTATATTTGTGCCTTAATAATATAACTTTAGTTATTATAAATCAATAACTTTAAGCATTTTACATTGATAACCTAGGTTATTAGAATTATCGTAATAACTGGAGAATCATAATGAGCACGTTAGCAGAGAGGGTTAAGCTGGCTAGAGATAGGCTAAACCTGTCGCAACAAGATGTTGCAGATGCCACAGGTATGTCTCAGCCAAGTTATTACAAGATAGAAAAAGGGCTTACAAAGCGGACTACATATATCAATGAGCTCGCTAAAGTTCTAGAAACTAACGTCGATTGGTTGATGTACGGAGAAGGCGAAAACACGTCAAAGCCAAGCCATGACGATCTAATGCAGAAGATAAAGGATATAGAGGGTCGCAGTGGCAGTGGAGGTGAAAACCATCCGGTACCAGACGGCACTACAAATGCAAGAATGTCTAGTGGCTCAGGCATGGTTCCTATATTGAGCTGGGTCGCCGCGGGTAGTTGGTCTAATGTAGAGCCCGTGACGTTTGAGGACGCTATTGGTGAAGCACCAAAGCCCCCTAACCTGTCTAAACTTGGTTTTGCATTACGCGTACAAGGGCAAAGCATGCTGCCAGAGTTTAAGCCTGGTGAAGTTATTTATGTTGAACCACAAACAGGATTTCTTGCACTCAAAGATAGCGATCTTGTCATCGTACAATGCAATGATGATAAGGAAGCGACGTTTAAGCAGCTAGTACTAGGCGAAACGTCAGATGATATGTACCTAAGACCGCTTAATCCTAACTGGCCTGAGCAAAGAATGGTGCCGATGGGTGAATGCAGTTTGGTAGGTAAAGTCGTGGGTAAGTATGTCGAATACTAATAACAAGAGGTTGATGTGATGGATAATAGTAAATTACCGATAAACCAGTTGATAGCTAAAATTAATGAAGCGGCAGACAATAACGAAGCGCTAAATTTAACTGTTGATGAAGTGAAATTAGCAGCTAAAGAATTTGGCGGCCTGGTCATGATTCCAGTTTATGATATGGACAACTTCCCAATTAAACGCCGCAATCGTGATGAAAATACGGACGTAAATGCAGAATAACCAAGGATTTTATTAATAAAGGGATTTTACAAATGACAGACTGGCACTTTGGCTATGAGTTCAATACTCCAATTGTAGGAGAGTCTAACTATCAAGATGCTCTCAGAAAGAGCTTCAACGAACCTAATGCCTTCAGAAAGGGAGAGTCTGCTTTTATTGATGTAGATTTAACGTACGAACCAAACAACCCTTATGACAAGAACGCAGTAGCTGTCGTTTCTACCTATGGAACGCTGGGCTATTTATCCAAGCAAGATGCTATTCGCTATCGACATCTATGTGAAGGCGAGAGAGATACCCTGTCTGTAAGATGCAAAATATACGGAGGCAGCAAAGGCTTGTATGGTGCATGGGTTGATCTAAATCTAGAGGATTTGGCTGAATCACCACAAAGTTTAAAAAAGTATAAAGATATAACAAGCCAGCCTTCCCCGCCTTCGCTACCAGAAAAACCCAAAAACAAAATATCGATGACAACGATTATCGTAGGCGTACTAGTATTGTTTTTCGTTTTCTCGATGGTCTTTTAAGGCTAAGAGTTGGTAATAATAAATAGGCGTCAGCGTCAGCACGCTTGAGACTGGCGATAGCACGAGGTTCTGAGCAAGTTAGAGATTTTTTGTTAAATTACATTGATCATGATGATATCTTGTTCGTCATAAAAGTAGATGTAAGTAATTGGCACTCATATAATGTCCAAAAAGGCGCTACCGACTGGCTAAAAAGTTAAATTATAAATTCTTCTTCTAAAACTCTACTAACAACCGTCCTACATGGGCGGTTTTTTTATGCCTAAAATATCGTTTTAACAATTACTTACAGTTTAATCAAACCCCTTAAAGCAATGAATTTTAGTCCTATAGTAATAAATAAATAACTATTTTGGCGTTTAATTACTTTAGTTATTGACAGTAATTATAACTATGGTTATTATTGTATTCATCACAACGACGCAAGGCAACTGTTATGAACTCAATAAAAGACTTTCTAGCCAGCATCGGCACCATCACATTGTTAGCACTTGGTATGACAGCGGCAACGGCTGGCGCGCAACACATCAACCAAGCATTTGACCGCTCGCAGGCAGGCCATGACGCCATGATTGCCGAACACAAGGCCTACCTAGCCAGCGATGACGACTACTATGTCACCGACCCTATGAATGGCTTTGACGAAGAAGTCTATGAGGCATCTGAGCAAGCAGCTACCGCTCGTCATGCCAATCTTTTTATCTCTAATGCTTATGGGAGAGATTAATGAGCAGCCATACTTTAAACAAGCTCTTAAAAAACCTTGATATGCAGATGGACAACATTATGTCCGACAGCCCTTCAAGCGAAGAGTTAAAAGCCATCAATGAGCAGACACGCCAGCTAACCGCGGTCAGCAAACAAGTCGTTGATATCTATCGGTTGAGCTTGGATGCTGGCAAGTTTGCTCATCAAACAGGCGCGGAAGTGCACGTTAGTGATGAGATACTAAGTGTCGGCACGCCAAGTAAAGCGCTACAAAGCAGAAACGGTGATCGTAATGAGTAGCAAAAGATGGAGTGTCACGCCAGCGCAGCATGACTTCATGGTAAAGCACCAAGCTCATATCACCCGCGCCAAACTAGCAGCCATGCTAAATGCTGAGTTTGGTCTTAACTTAAACACAGAGCAAGTTCGAAGCTACACCAAGCGCATGGGCCTAAAAAGAGTTATCCGCACCATGATAAACAATGGCGATGAGTTGCAGTGGATAGCCAAACATCAGGCCAACACGCCCCGCGGTGAGTTGACAGCAAAGTTTAACGAGCGGTTTGGCAAAGCCATCTCTGTTACTCAGATGAACGGTTACTGCAGACGCCAAGGGCTTTGGATGGATGACTTAATACGTAACCGCAAACCAATTGGCCATATAAGCCGCCATGGTAAGTTTTTGAACATAAAGATCAGTAAATCGGAATGGCAATCGTTGCATCGGTTTGTTTGGGAACGGCACCACAGCAAAAAGGTGCCTGATGGTTTTATGATCGTGTTTGCGGATGGTGATGTGGATAATGTCGATATCGAAAACCTGGTGTGCGTGCGTGAGACGATAAGCGTCACGATTAACCACACCAATCCTGCTAATACTGACAATCCTGATTTAAACAAAGCCATTATGTTGACCGAGTCACTTAATGCCCTGGTCAGAGATTACGTCAAATCCCAACAGACAAAAAGAACCAAAAAGGATTATCGCTGTGAACGACTATAAATCCCCGCAAGAAATGGAAGCGTTGGCGCTTGAACTGCTCGAAACTGAGCTAAACATGGACGTGCCAGCAAATACCTGCCCTATCTGTGGCAGTAACGTGGAGAGTAAACAAGATGGCTGATGATATTGATCGCGCTGGTGAGCGCATAGATGCTGAAATGACTGCTCGTCTTAGGGTTTTGCCGGTATTCGATATTCCTTCGCTTCCTGAGTGCATATCATGCGGTGAAGAAATACCAAGCAAGCGGCGCGCCATTGGTGGTGTTACCCGGTGCTTTGACTGTCAAAATCATTTTGAAGGGCGGAGGTAATTATGGGTGATGCAAATTGTCCTGAGTGCGGCGGCGGTTATACCTGCCAAGACTTAGTTATGGATGGCGAAGTAGTAACAGCCACTTGCCGCGAATGCCAAACTGAGTTTGATGTTGAAGCAAGTGTTTCTTTTAACATGGCTTAAATGAACGCAAATGAACGCAAAAAGGAATATACCGTGGATCTAATCGAATTAAAAACAGCTTATCTAAAAGCTATGTTATGCGCAGCAGCAAAATCAGATGTTAGATATTACCTAGAAGGCGTTTACTTCGTCGGTGGCGATAACAAAGTGTTGGCCTACTCTACTGACGGTCATCAGCTATTGCGTTGGATCGTCTGTGAAGACTATCAAGGCGATGACTTTTCTTACATCATTAACCGTCGCTGTATCAAAGACGCCATTAAAACCAAATACCATATTCACTTAGAAGTCTCAACTGGCGAGCTTGTTTGCGCTAAAGACGAAGATTTTAGAAAATTCAGAGGTTTAATTGATGGTAAGTACCCAGATGTTAAGCGCGCTGTCGCAGGTTACGTTGAGGACATCAAGCAAGAAAAAGACAAGAACGTATTGCTCAATGGTAATTATTTAAAGAACTTAGGCAAGATAGGCAAAATCATCGGTAAGCATTACAAGGTGAAAGACGTGCCAGTACGCTTTTACAGCTCAAAACCTGTGGATGGCATTACTAATATATTTACATTCAATGGCAATAAAAACCTTATGTATATCATGACCAGCTGCCGAACTGCTGATACTACAGACGAAGAGCATCACGCGGTTTTGATGGATGAACACCCAATACCGAAACCTGAAGTACAGCAATGGCTAGATGAAGGCTATGGAGCGATATGCAGTGTCAGCAATAAATCCCCAGATGACGCCAAAGGCTTTGCTGAGTTTGCTATAAATCGAAAAGTTATTGTTGATTATGACGACGACAGTTATATGGACTCAACAGGCAAAATTTGGCGTTTTGTTTATTTAATTGATGCTCTTGAGCCGAACTCACACTTTAAACAAGGAGTAAGTCATGGATAACGATACTTTAAATCTACTCCATCAGATGGGCCTAACCCCGCTCGACTGGGTAGATGCCAAGCAGTTTGCTGCTCTAACTGGCATTGCCGAGCAAAAGCTTACTCATCGTAAGCGAGAGTGGCCAGAAAACGTTGTTTGGATGAAGCAGAGTGGTAACCTATATTACTCAATAAGAGGATATAACCAGTGGATGACAAAACAAGCAAACATACGTTACCGCAAGGCGTGCGGCTTAGATCAGGGAGTATCCAAATCCACTTTGCACGAAACGGTGCCAGGTATCAAGTCACACTCCCGCACCCAGTCACTGCAGCGGGTATCAGTGCAGCGGTTAGAATTAGACGCGATTTAATCACTAAAGCGGAGTGGGGTGTGCTGACTGAAGCAGACCTCGCCGCCGCCAGAGGCGAATGGGTAAATGATAATAGTGTTGTTGTAGAAGATGGCGTACTTTTCCAAGAAATTGCACAAAAATACTTAAAGCATTGCGAAGCGAACACCGACTCTAAAAAAGACTATATCAGCGCGCTAAATAAGCACTGGATGCCGCGCATGGCATTGATACCTATTCATGACATAACATCCGACCTGATACGCGACATCATCTCTGATATTGGATTTAAATCTGATAAGACATTTAATAACTGTCTGGTGCCACTTCGAGGCGTATTTGATAAAGCTATTGAGCTGCGATTGATCACGCCTGCAGAAAATCCAATGTCGATGATCAAGAATAAAAAGGTGCAATCTGGGTTACCGGACCCATTTACGCGCGATGAGATGAATGCCCTATTAAATTGGCTGGATAAGAATTTGACAGATAAGGACCATTTTTATTATTGGTATTTTGAAGTCGCGTTTTGGACTGGATGTCGCCCCAGCGAGCTATACGCTTTAAGATGGAAAGATATCGACTGGTTTAATGAGTCAGTTATCATTAATAAAAGCCGTGTGCGCGGCGTTGAGAAGCAAGTCACCAAGACCCATACAGCGCGCGAAGTATATTTGAATGACCGCTCGAAGCGTGCATTTGAGGCACTAGAGGCTATGAAGCTCAGCGATGACTATGTGATGATATGCCCAGAGACCAGCCAGCCATTTTATAATGAAAAGCCTGCCCGCATGCGGCTGATTGAAGCAATGAAGGCGACAAGGGTAAGGCGTCGGCCAGCATATAATGCCAGACACACTTATGCCACAATGCTGCTGATGTCTGATGTTAATCCGGTATTTGTAGCAAACCAATTGGGCCATAGCTTGCAGATGCTTATTAAGCGGTATGGGCGTTGGCTGCATGGTGACCAGAACAAGATTGAAGTATCTAAATTGAATACGGATTGA